TTTTTAACTCTGGAACATGTAACAGTTCTTTATGGAAGGGAACATCGTAGATCCAATCTAAATCACCCCCGGATTGATCGACAAAGATTGTTACGTCTCCAGGTAACTGCCAAGTAGGGATACAATACTTGGCGGTAGAGTTCCAATAATTTTTTGAGATACTTGTTACAAAGTGTAGTTTCATGTTAATTCTTCTAATATATGTTTTGCGATTCCATTACGCAATTCTTCGGTGTGAAATTGCCCGTATGCAAGATGACAGGCCCATGCATATAATTTATCACGGTCTGGATAGTACGGTGTTTCTATCTTGGTTAAATCTTGCAGACTCACTGGACTTGATGCATTTGTTGGAGCCAATGTAAATGCCGGAATTCCATTTAAAATTGCTTCAGTTGATGCTACACTATTAAAAGTTACCAATGCAAACACATCATCTTGAAGAGCTACTGTTAAGGGGATATTTTGTTTTCTATCAATTCTGTCTGCAGGTCGCTGTCGAATAACAATAGGTCTATCAGTATGTTGTTTGATTGTGTTTACAGTTTGTTCTAACCATTGCTCTAAATCAATACCGTAAAATTTGCATGGCTTTTCGTCCGGTGCAGCAATTATAATCTTTCTTCCAGGTGGCTTCCATTTAGAAATAGTTTTGCCTAATCGTAACCATCTGTCATCAGGTCTAGTAATAATTTCACCGTGCTGTAGATTATTTTTAACAATACGATGCCAAAATTTATAACCATTAGGATTAGTAATTGACATCTCGTTTCCAAAATAACCAGTATCCATGTAGTAGAAATCTCGCCGATCTTCCCAACACTGCTGTATTATTTTCTTTTTTAGTATGCCTCTTAGTACAATGGGATTGTTACTAGACTCATAGACAAAGTCATCATAACTTGTAATAGTAGAACCACTACCTTCTGCAAAAATATCAACGTACTGTGATTTTTTGGTATTATTTAAAAAGATCCAATTCATAGACGTTGTTGACAATACTCAGTTAAAATTCGCTCGCGGTGCCATTCATCGGCAAAGCTACCTTGGTCAGCAAACTCGTGAAAACAAGGAGTACCTAAGGTATAGTGAACTAGATTCGCATTAGGATTGTGATCATATTCAACATCTAACCAATTCCATTCAGTTGGCAATTGGCCAATATCGGAATCATCTAACCATGTAAATCTATGTAACTGTGCTCCTGTTGCTTGTTCAACAAATGTCGGAGTAAGTACTCTATTCTTAGGATGACCGCAGTTCCACATAATAACGCTTGACCAATTCTTGCGTGGATAATCTTCATTTTTACTGCCAAGATATTTTTCATTCATCTTAGTTTTATAATCGTGTTTGACAACCATAACTGCTTTAGAGTCGTCTCGTAATTCCCAAAGTTTTACAATATCCTCACGTAAAATCATATCACCATCTATAAACAATGTCCATCCCATAAAGTCAGATAATACAGGTGTTAAAAATCTAGAATAGATAAACTGGTTACTTCCATCCATGTGTGTTTCTTTATAATCTTTAAAATTATTAAGAGCTAGTGGAGTAATACTAACTGGTCTGGTCGCATGTCTAATAATACTGTTAGAGCACACATGAAATGCAATGGCCTCTCGAGGATCGTATCCAATAAAAACTTTAATCATTTTCTTTCAATGTCCTCTTCGTCGCATTGTTCGCCGTATTGTATTTCAATAACCCGCAGCGGTTTATCTGTTGGGTTCTGTAATTGATGCCATTCGCCAACATTAATAGTTTCTTGTTTGTATACGTCAATTCTTTCACCGCCATATTCCCAATTTAATGCAGCTTGGCCTTCAGCAACAAACCAAAGTTCGGCTCGATGTTTATGTCTCTGCATACTTAGAGTTTTTCCAGGATCGACTGTTAATTCTTTGACTTTAACATTATCGCCTACCGTATGCAGTACTCTATAATATCCCCAAGGACGAATAGTCTTAGGTGCTTTCCACTCTTGTAAGATCCAACTGCTTGAATTCTTTTTGTCCTCTCCGCCGACGCCAAAGACAAATTCTACATGAAGCATTTCCTTAAGTACATCCATTTCTGGAATATTTGTCTTTGTTCGATCTCCACCATTGGCAAAGATAATATGAGATTGTGGATGAATCTTTCTAACTTTTCTAATAGCATCTTTAGCACTATTATCGCTGTCGTCAAAGTTAATAACTCTATCAACGTCTTGTAGAGCTGCAATTATAGTTGCTCGTTCTTCCCAGGGCATAAATTCTTGCCCTTTCTTTCGACGAAGCCATTCGTCAGAGTTAACGCCAACAATAAGCATATCACCGAGTTCTTTGGCTGCTTTAAAGTAAGCAATGTGACCTGAGTGTAGGGGATCGAATCCGCCTGTGATTAGTACAATACGTTTCATGCTGTTATTTATGTGGTCAGTTTTCTAGTAAATACTGATATGACGAAACAGTTTCAAATACTATCTAGAGAATTCGACGAACAGTTCATTAACGGATGGAAACGGTTTACTCATCAATTGATAGTAGTTGACGATATAGCACTAGCGAACCCAGAAATACCATTAGTAGTTCCGGCAAATCCATTGGGACTTATTGGAGAATGGATGGCTGCAAAACGTCCATATATTGCCATTAATCGACCTTATATAGGGTCGTGGTTAGAAACAAAAAGATTTGCTGCTAGAGTTGCAGTTAACTCATTTGCATGTACACGATTTGGTAATGCGTCTTACCAAAGATGGAATACAACTAGATTGGACATCCAACCATGGAAGGTAAAGGAGATTAAGAATGTATTGATTGCGCCTAGCAAAAAAAGTCAAGGCATCTTTACAACAGTTGATCCAGTGGTATGGTCTAATCAGCTCAAAGAGTTTTTTGAATCACAGGGTGCTAATGTAAAGGTTCGATTGAAGATAGGCAAGAAGGGTATACAACATTACGGTAACGGACTCTTTAAAGGAGTATTCGGTGACGACGGTGATTTTGAATGGGCCGATCTAGTCGTTAGTTACAGTTCTGCAATTACTGCTGAAGCATTTTGGTACGGAAAGAAAGTAATTAGTCTAGGACCGTGTCCAACTTGGGTAGCCTGTGAACACACACTAGATAATTGGAATGATCCCACAGAGCCAGTTAATCGACATGCATGGCACGAACATGTTGCATGGGTGCAATTTAATCACAACGAATGGTTTGATGGCAGTGCTCAAGAGATGACCCTGTATTACCAGGGCCATCCATGTGAGGTACCGCACGATGATTTATTTAAAGAGTGGCGTCTTCCAATCCAGCGACCCTTAACTTAATAATATTAGTTAAGTGCCATTGCTTCTGATCCAATGACTTAATAATGCCTAACCACTTATTACGTAGTAAGGCAACTTCATTAATAATTTTCTCAAAGTCTACAACATCTGCTTCGCCGTCTACAAACTTTTCACAGTCTCTAGACGACAATGCTCGCTGATAACTTTCGAGATATTTACGAAAGTGCTGACTCTTTAATCTACGAAGTTCTATGTTTAGATATTCAAGAACAGCTTCAATCTCTTGTAGTTGATTAAATCTATTCTCAACAATACCGGGCATTACTGAACTGTTTTTTTCTATGTTGCCATAGATTCTACATTCCAACTTTGCTTCTAAAAGTTCAGCCTCATAGTAAGCTACTGCATCAGGTATGTGGCTGATATCCTTAGAAACTTTGTCGTACCAATTCATTCTTCGTCTTCGTAGTATTCTTCGTCGTTGCTGTCAATGATGGTGTCACCGTCAATTGCATAACTGATAGCATCATCCAAGTATGGATCGATTCCCAATAGGCTTTCTATAACAGAATCTTTAATACCATAGTCAAGTAATGTGTTTACAAAATCACTGGCAACATCTTTTCTAGATTTCTCTGGAATATGCTCAATCATTAAGTTCCAGATGTCTGCAATTAAATCTTCTTTCATTCAGTAATCTCCGTTTCAACTTCTTCATTATTAGTTATCACAATTGGTGCTGATTCACCATTTTTAATAATGTCAGCCATCACTGTATCAAGACTTCCGGATTCGTTGCGTTCCCAGGCCTTGCGGAATTGTTTGATAATTTCGCCGTCGGCTGTGGTGTATACAAGACTATTTCCTTCTTTCTTGAGCAACCCTCTTGCTTCGAACAAGTCTGTCAAACCGCTATACGGGTTCATACCTGTCTCATAAGGAATTTCAACTTGCACACTTTCAAACGGTTTTGCATATCGTGTTTTCATAATTTTACAGGCTGCACGAATACCGTTTACAGTTGTAGTCTTATTACCGTCTGCATCAGTCTTCAACTTTAGTTTACGCATAGCAACTACTATCGATGATGCATAGATAAAGCCTTGGCCACCTGAAATTTTATCGTCTGGATCAAACATATCTTGACTTGCGTATGTGTGATTAGTACAGATCATTCCGACATTATAACTGCCAAACATGTTAACAGAATTACGAACAAGACTTGTAAGTGCTTTAGGCTTACGACCCATATCACCTTTCATTTCGCCTGCTTCGAATTGATTAACATCAGTCGGTGTTAACAACATACCTAAAGAGTCAATGACAAACAATACCTTAGGACGAGTAGTTTCATCCATTGTTTTGTATTCTTTCATAAACTCACTAATAGTACGAGCAACGTCATC